TCAAATACAAGATAGTTTATTAATTGTGGTCAAAAGAACCATAATTTGAAAGAAAGTGGATGCTAGGCACTAGACGATTTTATGCTTCAAACAAGCATAAAATTGAAATATGAAAATTTGCCGTGGGGGGTACCCTTGCCAAAAAATCAAAAACAGCCAATCATGGTCACCGATATACACAAACCTTTTTGGAAATTTTTCGACATAATGGACAGCTATCCAATTTTTCGCCACATGTTACGCACGCCACCAAATGTCGACAATCGGAGAATACAACAGACTTGACAGATTCATTACAGACTACACATGCGACAAGTCTCAGCAATTCTTCTATTTTCAGATAAAGATTATTTTTTACCTGAACATCAACCTTATCCAATAATTTTTCAATTTCTTCTGGTACTTGAATTTTTGACTTTTGTTGTTGTTCGACTTGTCTCAGTCGGTTTTCGAGTTCTCTTTTCTGCCGTTGCAACAAATCGTTATTCTTTTTGGCCTTTGTCAACTCGTTGTTTAACGTGTAATTTTCCCTTTTCAATCCGTCAAGTTGAAGAGTACCATTATTCCACAACTTGTTATAACTGTCATATTTTCTTTGTTGAAACATTTATGTTATCGTGGAAAAGGAGCATAAAATCATTTTTATTTTTTTTAAGGTTAACTTTTAGCAAGAAATTTTATAAAATTAAACAGAATTTTATGATTATCCTTACCCTGAAATACAAAGCTTTTGACTGCTTGTAAGTTGTGGGGTAGTAAACAAATACAAAATGTTTTTATGTAAAATGAATAAAGGTATCTCCAACTTTAAAAATGTCTTTGATTTGTATGGTCAAATTGGCATTGTTGACGTTTGTTTTGATATAAAAAAAACTGGTCTGTACGTGTACACGACTTATGATAAAAGTATCCATACAATGGCCACTTTTTCAAACACTTCCTTTTTGGAATACAAATGTGAGAAAGAGTGCATATTCACCTTAAATATAAAAAGTATGAAGGAAAATTTGAAAAATATAACAAGTGTTGATACGATTGAATTGTCCATTAAAAAAGAGAGAGAATTGAGGATAAAAGTGACCAAAAAAACAATTGAATTTGAAAAGAAAATTCATATGAAAGAAACCCAGTTCTACAATCTTCCAATTATTTTGGATCAAGTTCACCCATTAAATATCAAGTCGTCTGATTTTTTGGAATTTTGTCGCTCAATCAGTGGTAAGTATGTTATGACCATAAAAACAGATGATGGTGTACCAGAAATTGCTTTTGAATCGGAAAGGAGCAAAGTCATCATAAAAAGTGACAGTGAATGTTGTGATTCAATTCTACCTTTTGAAGGTGACTTTAAAGCAGAATATTTTGCAAAGTTGAAGAAATTTACAAAATTTAACACTGTTTTAAAAATTTACACAAACCCAGATCAACCATTAATATTTGAGACAAATATTGGAACCAAAGATAAGGATAAAATAACCATTTGGATCAAATCTTTGAAACAAATGGAGGATGACTACAGAGACCAGGAACAATAATTAATCTGATTTTAATGCTTTAAACAAGCATTAAAACTACCTTTAATAATTATTAAATTGGTTGTTGTTGAAAAATAATTTACAGTGGAAAAAATTTATTTTTCCAGATATAATAAATGAATGATAAAAATGTAAAATCTCGACTAACTGTTGACGAACGTCAATCAGTTTTTCAGATGCATCAAAATTGTATACCAATAACTCAAATAGCTGAAAAATTTAAGGTAACAAGGCCTACAATTTATAATATAATTGAAATGGAGAGAAAGACCCAGAAAAAAATTGATTTTTATTTGGAAAATCAAAGTGAAAATAAAGATATGTCTGACCTTGCAAAAACAAACTTTTTGGGCGTGGTTATTGATACCGAGAATGGTTCAACTAACCCCAAAATTAATAAAGCTTTGAATAAAAGTTTAACTCTCCTTGATATTATGAAGTTTATTGAAGTGACCAAATTTAGACTGAACATGATCATGTTTGACTACTTTTGGCAAGTCGTAGTTGGAACGCGTCGTACCCCGATTGGTACGACGGTATTAGAATGGTTTGGATATGAAGGCGAGTATCGTAAACAACGTCAAAACTTTAAAAAAATGTTGCAAAATAATAATATTGAGTATCGCGAGTTGACTCAAGAAGATGAGGAAATTGAACTATATCCAACAATACGAAAAGAACTTCAATTTATAACGAATGAAGGAGCACGGCAAAATGCTAAATTTCTTATTATGGAACCAAGAGACCTTAAAATGGCTATTATGCAACTTAAGACCAAAAATGGCCATATTATAAGAGACTACTATATCGACCTTGAAGACCTCCTTAAGTTGTACGTTGAGTATACGCTTTATTTCAACCATAGAGAGTCTCAGAGAAAAATTACCGATTTAGAACAAATGATGGCTAGAATGGACTTAACAATGAAGAAACAAGAAGAAGATAGAGAAAAAGATCGACAAATTATGTTGCGCCAAGAACAATACATGCGTTCTTTAGGTATCAGCCTTGAGGAAGTCAAAGATCAGAACGAAACTCTTATAGACCAAAATGAAGGGCTACTCGATAGCAACAAAGGACTCAAGAAAGAGGTTAAAAAGGTTCAGCGTAAGTTGGGCATTGCAGTCGAAGATCGCGCTCCGCAACCTGAGGATGAGTCCAAACGTGAAAGATTTGTTCTACTTAAACGAAACGACTCTGATTACTACCCCTACTATACTATCAGAGCGCAAGATAGTTATACTACCAAGAAGCTTAAAATTCAAAGAACTCTATTTCCTGATTTAGTGGTTCTCCTTGATTTCAAGTGCAGTCCAAATTCTAAAACTCTATACAATCGCATTAAGGAGAATTTGAAGCTTAAAAATGTTACTTTCAAAAACAATGATATTGAGATTGAAGATAGCCAGATAACCGAAGAAGAACTTATGGACGAAATGAAGGTCATCAATTACCAAAAGTATGAGGTTTAAATACCATATAATTTTAATGCTTTAAACAAGCATTAAAATATTCAACGAATCTTTTTTGACGTACCACAATTAGGGTCATCAACAACCAATTTTTTATCCATAAAATTTTGCATAATTTTGGTACACAAATAGTTGACATCTTGAACGTTCCAAAATGCTACTCGTTTGTAGTCTTTCAAAGTACCATTATTTGTATTTAAAATATTTGAAAATTTAGGGTCATTTTTCATCCTTGTTACGTCGGTTTCATCAAAATCAAAATCTTCATCTGGATTAATTTTAAGGCGGTTTGAAACCAAATCGACCAAATCTTTCTTTTTCCAGTTCTGGCACCTTTTACCCACATTTCTTTTTCTTTTATCTTTTCCTCCATCGGCACCATCATCTATTTTCCTTAGACAAAAATCATTTGAAGTTCTATTTAAAAGTCCAATATAACCATAAGGATTGTTTGTAACTGTATGAACCACATTCTGCCTTTCTTTTTTTATTTTTTCAACCTGCTGTTGTCCAGATGGGTTGCACGCCTTCCAACCGGTATACCAGCCACCACCGGCATAGTCCTCCAAATTTGAGTTGCACTTTGGATGGTCGGGATTCAACCAGACATACCCTTTTCCATTGTTTGTTTTGAAATACAATCTAAAGTTGTTTAGAACCATATCTCTTACAAAATTATTTGGAGTATCCTTATTTTGAGAGGATATACTGAAGCATAATAACTTTTCCTGAAGATAGATGGGCAATTGAACCATATTTTTTTGAAGTTCAGTTAAATTTTTACTTTGAAAAATTTTATCAACCAAAGACACCATAAAATTTCTTTGATGTGTATATATAAGTTCATCGATACTTTCACCCATGTAAATGGTTGTGTATTTGGTGTAAAAATTTAAAAGTAATGGATCATCGTCGTCATAATTTGCTTCAGAATTTTCAGAGCTTGCCGGATGGTTTATATCAGCATAAAACAAATTTTTTGTATTCACAAGGTAATAGGAGCCTTCTGGACGAGTAAATAAAATTTCTTGAAAATTAAGGAGATCTTCAACCACACACATGATTTCAAATTGAGAACACCCAGTTTGAACCATTATTTCTTCAATGGTTATCGGAAAATTTATGACGCTGTTAACCACAAAATTTTTCAATTTAAAATAGCCTTCAGATAACCTAAAATATAATAATTGATAATTTTTAGGGTCACTTGGACTTGCAATATCAAATGCGTTGTCGCATTTGTACTCGCACATTTGATACTCACAACTTCGAGTGTTGTTCAAATTTGAATTTGTTACCTCGTTTCTATCCTTGTTGAGTTCACAATCAAACGCGGCTTCTTTTAAGGTTCGAAGAACCTGTTGAATTGCAAAATCTTTTTTTTCAGCAATTTCGTACATGTGAAGGTCGATTGAATCATTATTTGATTGGTTTTCTGGAAGCGCAACATAATGGTATATTTTGACTTCTGGGATGACACCAGATTTGATTAGGGCATTGTGGGAACCTAAACGAAGACCTCTGGCAATGATCTGACTCGTTTCGGAATAGTTCCAATGGGGTGTTAAAATATACTCTGATTGAATATTTTTAAAGCTGAATCCTTCCATAATAACTCGAGATCCCAGTATGGTTGAAATATGATCTCCATTCATATTTTTTGGATTGTTGAAAATAGAGATGAGTTTACGTGTCTGACTGTCGGTACTGGTTTCATTGGTAAAAATTACGTATCGTTTCTGTTTTTTGGTGAACTTACTGTCGACAGTGGCTCTGGTGTATCCATTCAGTTCCAAAAGGAGACTAAGAACCACTAAACCTGACCCTTTCACAAATTCTGAAAATACAAACGATAACCGACCGGCCGAGTAATCGGACTGTAATTTCTTCACTAAATCAGCATATTTGGCTGAATATTTATGCAGTTGTGTCTGTAGTTTATCTTGAATATTTGAAGCAAACTTGTAACCAGTAGATCTTTGAACTAGATTTTTTTCAAAGCCATTTTTACCATAAGTTCCGTCTGGAAAAACGATTAAAGAGGCCTGTCTAGAATGGTTAAAGATTGACCTTTCTTCATCGTCTTTTTTCTTTGCAGACATGTAAATATTAGACTGGAATTTATCCATAACAATTGGATAAACTTTAAAATGCTCCAACGTACCAATCATTTGCCCTTCTTCTTTACGGTCAACATCTGACATCATTGCTCTCAGATAAGAGACATAACCACTAATTTTTTGTTTGAAAACCTCTTTATTTTTCAAATCATCAATGGTCAAATCGTCCCTTAAAATCAAATTCATCAAATTGACAATTTCCTCTGGTTGATCTTTCATTGGGGTTCCAGTTAACAATAAAATTTTTCTATTTTTCAAAAGCTTAAACAAGCCATAAATTTCCCTGTAAATGTTGCTTTCATCAGGATCTGAAGACATTCTGAGATTATGGGCTTCGTCCACTATAAACAAAGAATTTTCATAAGTTGAGGTCTTTTCTCTATCACTAATTTTTTTCAAATTTTTTGAGAAAATTTCAAACGTGTCAAAGGTATAATTAACCTTAACATTTTTTCGAATACGTTTATCTCGATTTCTCACATATTTGTCCAAACCCTGAAGATATTGACCACTTGTACACACATTGGCTACTTCATTGACAAAATTGTTCTGTAATCCCTTTCCTTTAGTCAATACAACAATATTTTTTATAATAGTCGACGGAAATTTGTTGCTGTCGGTTTGTCGACTCTTGATAAATTCTTCGGCTACTCCGACTGCCGTGCATGTTTTACCAGTGCCCATTTCATGTACCAACAGCAAACCATTGTATAGTGTGTTGGGGTTAATAAAGGATGAAATTAACCTCTGATGAAGCATTAAATCACCCGGATGTTGTGGAAACTGCTCTTCTCTAGGCAATTTATATTTGACAAATTCTGTAAGGCTGTTTATATCCTTATCAAACGGTTGAGTTTGAATTTGATTGTATAATGGTATAAAGTCATGTAATTTGTAGTCCATTTATTTATTCAGTTTTGCTCCATGATTGATAAATATTATATTTACAATCTATACAATGTTGAAACTAGAGGAGAAAGAAGTGAGGATAAGGTGTTTTTCAAGGTAAAGATGTCGCTAGGGTTTTGATATGAAGAAGTTAAATACAACCACTTTGTTTAATAAAGAAAGAGGTTATTCAACACCCTTACATTATAAAATATTTTCTGTTCCACCAATTCTCATCAAAGATGAGAATGCATCGAACAATAATAACGGAGGTAGATCTACTTTTCTAACTTATACTGGTCTTTTAAAGGTTATTTATACCTCTAGAGGCAATCCTATAGTTGAAAGGTTTAGGAAATGGGCTACCAAAGTGGTCTATACAGCACATCTAGGCACCCAAGAACAACGAGAACAGCTCTCTAGACGAATCAAAGGTGGAGCTGACCCTGAGTCGGTTAAGAATGTTTTAAAGTGTTCGGTAACCTCAACCCCTTGTATCTTACTTGTTTTGTTTGGGTGGTGTAAAGGAGCTTAAAGAAAATAAAGAATTTAAAGAGGCCAACAATTGAAACTTTTTGAGTGACAAATATATGGATCTATCGAGAGAGTTTGGAGGATGCTTGACGGACATCACAAAAACAAATCTAGAACTCGAAAGGAAGTTGGAGACCTTAACAACGGAATATAACCATAAAATAGAAAATATGGAGTCAAAACACCAACTACATCTTAAAGATAAAGAAATTGAAATACTAAATCTAAATAATCCGGATTTTCGAAAATTAGGCAACTCTAGTGTATTGATCATAAAAAACGGTGTTATTTGGGATATCGTCATTTCCTATTATTCTAAATAGATGCTTAAAACTCATCATAAAAAAATTGTTTCTCATTATTTAATTTTAATCAATATAATGATTGATGTCACCTTTATTTTTTTATAATTTCCAAAAATTGAAAATTTAAAAAGATCAAATATAACTATAAAAAGAATATGTTTTCAGTTGCCCCAAAACAAGTTGAACCAACCATTGTCCCAAAAAAGGGGCGAAAAAATAAAGAAATTGCCTTAGAGCACTTTGAAAAATCTATGGATAAGATTGAAGGGTCAGTTTCATCCATTGAAACTATTATTAAACTGACTGATCCAACAGTTATTGAGATGCGCAAACATCTCCGTAATGCATTGCGCGAAGTCAAAGAGGTCAGAAAATTCTTGGTCAAGTATAAAAATATTCAATACAAGCCCAAAAGAACCAGAGAGTCTCATAATACTGGTTTGGAAAAATTGCGTCCAATTTCTGAAAGTATGGCTCTATTTGCCAATTCTGCACTGCCTAACGGTGAAGATTGGGAATATTCAGTGACTCAGAAATCTCGTTATGATGTGACTAATGTACTCTGCGCATACATCAAAGAAAATGAGTTACGTGACCCAGACAACAGGACTATCATTACCCCAGATGCGAAATTGAAAGAACTATTGCAAATTGAGGACGATATCGTCCTTAAATATCCAACAATGCAAAAATATTTGAAAAATTGCTTTGAAGAGGTTATTGAACCACCTGCAACACCAGAGGAAAAAGAGGTTAAACGAGGCCGTAAACCCAAAGAACCTAAGGAAAAGGTTGAAGAAGAGCCTAAACCCGTTAAAAAATCCACAAAGAAAGATAAGGAGAACAATGCACCTAAAGAAAAGGTTAAGAAGGAACCTAAAACCAAAAAGTAGAGTTCGTTTAAATTTTTAAACTTCAATTGAAGTTTAAAAATTGTCTTGTTTGGACTACATAAATTTTCCATTATGACTACCTACCTACATGTAATTTTTTTTAAATATTTACAATAAATAAAGATGGCTGCTAAATTATATGCAAACTCAAAGTTAACTTTAATGGATAAAGAAAATATTATGCGTCTTACGGAGTTAAATACGCCGGTAAGTCAAATTGCCAAAAAATTTAATGTTTCAAGACCAACAATTTATAAGGTTATTTCTGAGCTTACTAAAAGCGAAACGAATATAATGGATGATTTACTTCATAAAAAACATTTACAAGCATTAAACATTCAAAGAAAACTGAACTTAACCATAGATTCAATGCAAAATCTTCAAGGCCAATCTAAACTTACAAAAAATGATTTTTTTTCTAAAAACCAAGGTTCAAATAAAGCTATGGAAAATATGGATTTAACTCAGGTATGTTATGAGCATATCAAGGATACATTTTATTATGGTGTCTTTGGGGACTTCAAGTTAGTTGTTGATAAGGCTACCGGGTACTTTAATGCAACCAAATTATGCACTAGTGGTAATAAAGAATTTTATAATTGGAGTCGATTGGAGAAGTCGAAACGTCTAACCGCATATTACTCAAAAAGCTGCCCCTCATATTCCCGGGGCAGCTTAATATACGAAGTTAAGCTTCAGAACAACGATAACCTTAATAAACAAGTTACTGGTCAATATGTACCTAAGGAATTAATACTTGATATTGCTTCCTGGATTTCTATTGAGTTCTATGATAGGTGCAATAACATCATAATTAATTATTTTGTTAAGGAGTTCCAAAATATGGATAATGAAGCCTTACAACAGAAAATAGAAGAAGTTGATTCATTAACGGAAAATATGGCCAAATTGAATCTTGAAAAAGAAATTGTTTTAGTGGAAAATAGCGAGCTAAAAGAAATTATGTTGCGTCAAGAACAATACATGCGTTCTCTTGGTATCAGTCTTGAGGAAGTCAAAGATCAAAACATTGAGCTACTCGACAACAACAAAGGACTCAAGAAAGAGGTGAAGAAAGTTCAACGTAAATTGGGGATCGCGGTCGAGGATAGAGCACCACAACCTGAAGACGAGTCAAAACGTGAACGTTTTGTTCTAATGAAGAGAAACAACGATGAATACTACCCATACTACACAATCAGAGCCCAAGATAGTTATACAACTAGACGGATCAAGAACCAAAAAGTCTACTTTCCTAATTTGTTGGTTCTTTTGGACTTTAAATGTAGTCCAAACTCGAAAACTCTATACAACCGAATTAAGGAGACTTTGAAGGCTAAAGGTGTTACATTCGACGGTAACAATATCGACCTTGAAGATAACCAGATAACTGAAGAAGAACTTGTGGAGGAAATGAAGGTTATAAATGAAGCTAAACGATGCGTTGGTAACATTTAGATAAATTTATTTTTAATGCTTTAAATAAGCATTAAAAATTGTCTTGTTTGGACTACATAAATTTTCCTTACTCAAAAAGCTACCCCTCATATTCCCGTAATTTAAAATTGATTTTTGTAATAAAATTTAAGGTATAAATAAACTATGGAAAACATTGAACTATCAGATTGTGCGTATGAGCATATTAAGGATACTTTCTACTATGGTATCTTTGGAGACTTTAAATTAGTCATCGATAAGGCTACCGGTTACTTTAATGCAACGAAGTTGTGCGTTAATGGCGGTAAAGAATATAAATTATGGACCCGTCTTGAAAAATCAAAAAAAATGGTTACATATTATCAAGAAAGCCGGGGTGCAGATCTGCACCCCGGCTTTCTATACGAAATTAAAGGCGACAACAACCACAAATTACATAAACAAGTTACTGGTACATATGTACCTAAAGAGTTGATTTTAGATATTGCCTCTTGGGTCTCAATTGAGTTCTATGATAGGTGCAATAACATCATAATTAATTATTTTGTCAAAGAGTTTAAAAATATGGACAGCGAAGTCTTAAAACAAAAGATCAAGGATGTAGAAGAACAAATGGAGAAACTGACCTTAGAAAATGATCAAGTTATTAAGGTCAAAGACGACAAGATTGATGAACTACAAGAAATAATGTTGAGGTTGGAAAAATCTAGAGGAGAAGATCAAAAAATTATGTTGCGTCAAGAACAATACATGCGTTCTCTTGGTATCAGTCTTGAGGAAGTCAAAGATCAAAACATTGAGCTACTCGACAACAACAAAGGACTCAAGAAAGAGGTGAAGAAAGTTCAACGTAAATTGGGGATCGCGGTCGAGGATAGAGCACCACAACCTGAAGACGAGTCAAAACGTGAACGTTTTGTTCTAATGAAGAGAAACAACGATGAATACTACCCATACTACACAATCAGAGCCCAAGATAGTTATACAACTAGACGAATCAAGAACCAAAAAGTCTACTTTCCTAATTTGATGGTTCTTTTGGACTTTAAATGTAGTCCAAACTCGAAAACTCTATACAACCGAATTAAGGAGACTTTGAAGGCTAAAGGTGTTACATTCGATGGTAACAATATCGACCTTGAAGATACCCAGATAACTGAAGAAGAACTTGTGGAGGAAATGAAGGTTATAAATGAAGCTAAACGATGCGTTGGTAACATTTAGATAAATTTATTTTGATAAATTTATTTTTAATGCTTTAAATAAGCATTAAAAATTGTCTTGTTTGGACTACATAAATTTTCCTTACTCAAAAAGCTACCCCTCATATTCGGGTAGAACCCTTTAACATGAAAAAATCATCAATACCATCTATCTTTTCTTTAGAACAATACCACCTGTTTTTTATTTTCTGAACCATAAATAAATCGAGAGCTATAAGGTTCTTTCTGATAGCAATATCACTATCGGGTCTTTGAGGATATTTTTTTCTAAACTCATCATACCCATACTTAATAGGAACAATGGTTTTATGTTCAATATCAACAATGTCTTGTCTGTATTTTCTATACATAGCAACCCTTTCTTCCTCTTTTCTTAAATAAGCGTCATAACATTCTTCACAGTAAGAATAAAAATTAAAATTGCAAAAACCTTTATAAAAGAAAGTTGTTGGTGTTTTCTTAAGATTTCCTTCTTTTTTACAACCATTACAGTTTTTCTCTAATGGTTGTCTTGCTGTATATTCATCGGATGTTTCTCTCTGATAAGGATTATGAATCTTACAGTCATTACAATCACAAGGGTTACCCCAGTCACAATTCGGCATTTTCTTTATTAATTCCTTTTTTTGGGAAAAAAACTCTATACAACCGAATTAAGGAGCCTTTGTGGTCAGAGGAACCATAATCCTGAAGGGATAATGTTCATCGGGCAGATTTGCCCGGTAAAGAGTTAACCAATCTTTTGGCCCTTTCTTCGTGCAGAACGCCATCCAATTGTCTGAAAATATTTTTATAGACAAAAGTATCCCTAAAACTTGTCATCCACGTTTTGTACAAAGAATATTGCCGATGTAACTCGAGTTCGAGAATAAGGTAGTAATAGTCCAACGCAATAAAAAATAAATTTTTTTGTTCTATTGTGATTGAAGGTTGTTTTTCGCCTTTTTTATAAATCTGTAGATTCAAATCATCAATCAAATTTTGAAGGTTACACAGATCCACATTAATCAATTTTTCAATTTGACTTTGTGTAAGGTTGATTTTTTCCTTATACCAATAGTATGTTTTTATATTGTCGACTAAAGCTTTGATGAACCCTTTTTTGTAAAGTTGAGTTTGTGGTTCAAATTTACCCATCTCAAGCTCATTATTTGAATCAAATATCTCCTTCAGTTGCAAAGATAATGGTTGTTTACCAAGACATTTATCATTATTTTTTTTAGGTTCAATCTCAACATCAAGATGACTACTGTAATTTTGGATCAAATATTGAATAAACTGAAATGGAATAAGGTTACAAACACCCTTTCGAAGACATTTAATATGATTTTTGGTTAAAAGATCCATTGAGAGATTCGTCTGAATTTTGAAAAATAATAAAAGATCAGTTATACCTTTAAAAATGGACATGTTTGATGATTGGGCAATGTCAACGCAAAATAGAAGAAATACATAAATGTCATACCCTGGTGACAAATGGTTATAAATACCTTTTGTTTCAAGACTTTTTTGTCCCAGGGTTTGGCCCTTTGTGTGGACAGATGAAAGGCCAAAATCTATCATAACTGGTTTAAAATCATGTGTTATGGTATAATTGTATCCATACAAAGATATTTCTATGGATTTTCCCATTTGAGGTACCAAGATAACATTGTCTGTGTGAAGATCGTAATGAGCAAAATTTAATTTATTCTGTGCTATTTCCAACCCTAACAAAATCTGAAAAAAAATGTTGAGAAATGTAGTGAACGTGTTCTTTTTATTTTGAATGAAAGCTTTAAGGTTGATTCCATCAATAAATTCTGTTGCAATATGAAATTGATTTTTATACTGAAAACAACCTAAAGTTCGAACGAAAAATGGAGCTTCGTTTAAAATTTTGTTAAGGTTTATTCCAACACAAAAATCTCGAATGGTTATTTCATCAAATTTTGAAGTTTTGGCTTTTTTGACCACAATATACAAATTATCAAAAATTAAGCTTTTACTCACCACTCCTTGTTTACTTTTACTTCCAAATGGTTTAATATCAGTTAACCATTCGAATTTTTTTATTTTACGGTTCAATCCACTACTCATATCGTAATCAAACGGAAAAGAAATATCCATAGAGTTCAGACAAGCCATAAAAAATAATCTTTCAACAATTTCAGAATTTAAGGTCTCATCAAGCCTATCTGTTTTCCTATCTGTTTTTTGAAGAACGCGGGACACGGCGTTGATATCAAAATATTCCAAAAATGGTTGAACGTCTTTCAAAATGTGATTAAAATATGAATGGCTCAGATTAGCTATAATTTCTTCTTCTTTCATTTATTCTATATTTTTTTCTGGACTTGGTGCATGCCCGTATCACGACAGTATGAACTCGGTTGGGAAAGTGTAAAATTTTACACTTCAATACATGTAAAGAAAGAGGTGTTCGACTACACAAATGTTTTCTGGAGAGATCTCAATTGTCTCGGAGCCAAGTCGAATTCACTCAACACTTTATCAATTCAGTAGTTTCGACTTTAGCATTGTGTGATGGATGTAGTCGAGTCGATTGAATTTTGACTAGACTTTTCAAAGTACGCAGACTTTGTCGTTTACCCACAAACTATTTGGTTTAAAAATAGTTGAAAATTGTGGTTCTGAAAACTTTAAACTCATCCACTTTTTGAAAAACTTTTAGATTTAAAAAAATTTTTTGTAGGATTTCAAAATCTGACGATCGCAACTTTCAGATTTTGAGAGACAATCGTAGATTTTCAAAAGTTGCGATCATCCGAATATTTAGCAGATTCCAAAAATCTACGATTGTCTCTCAATTTTGGTCGTCAACTTTCAAAATTCAGGATTTCAAAAAATTTAGATTTTTGAAAATTTTATGGTTAAAAATATTGGTCCCTTTTAGTTTATGGATGAAAAATTCGTTTGTGGATAAACGTTTGCCCTACGGGCAAACGCTAACCGATGCCCTATGGGCATCGGTTAAACGACAAATTTTATGTGATTTGGGTTAAAAAGTCAAAGTTTCATTCGGTTTGCAGAAATTTGATTGCCAAGTCGGAATAATAAAGTTAAATAAAGCTTAACAATGGCAATGAACTCAATTTCGCAATATATTGAAGCAGTTGATTCTAACCAAGATTTGACTATTCAATGTGCTACTATACAGAGTCTTTTCGAATGTTCTTCTCCAAGTAAGAAAGACCAAGAAAAGATTCAATTTTCGACTATCGCTGGTCAAAGTATTGAAAATGAACTTCGTAGATGCAGAGGAACTATAGTTGACAACAAAACCAATCAAGTTGTCCAAGAAGGTAGTTTCTTTCCATACGAATTTACACAATCGGAACAACAACAGTGTAAAGAAAAAATGGTTGAATTGAACCATAAATTGGAAGATATGAATGTTCAGTACTCTTTCGAGGGTACAATCATTCGAATTTTCTACTACAAACAATGGTACGTTTCAACCCATCGCAAATTGGATTCGGGAAGGTCCAAATGGGGTTCAAATAACTCTTTTAAATTTTTGTTTGAAGAAGGCTTGAAAGAAAGCTACAACATTTCTCTTAAAGACTTGTTTACTCGGTTGAATTTGAGGTGTCAATACACCTTTATGCTTATGGCAGATGAAAACACTCGATTTGTGTGTGTTCCGAACCACCCAAAAAAAGTTTATTTCGTTGGTTCAAATGATCCAGAATCAAAATATTTGAAAATTGATGGTTTACCAAAACCTTCAAACCAATTTGATGTGGCGGATCAAATTTTTGATTTTGTTCAAGGTATGACATATCCATTTACCTACCAAGGTTTTCTTTTGGTTCATCCTGATGGTTCTCAGTACCGTATAATTAGCGATGAATATGCTAAATTGTTTAAGGTCAGAAACAACGAACAAAGCATACCTTATCGATATATTCAGTTGAAGGGACAAAATAACCATGAATCGATTGAGTTGTTGAAAAAATTGTTTCCTCAGTATAATTCAACATTTGAGTCGCATGAAAAGAATATTGAAATACTTGTGGATATCATCTACCGCGAATACAATAAACGTAAACAACGGTCTCTTTTACCAAGCGATTTGTCTACGGTACAGCAAATTGATCAAAAATTGTATCTCTTCATCAAAAATCGTTTGTTAGGGATTCGAGGAACCACAGTCACACCAGAAAAAATATTGGAATTGTTGTGGTCAGAAGACCCATCCAATTTGAACCATATGATTCGAATGGTCAAGTTCAACCAACGGAAAGAATCCGAAGAGCAAAAATTGATTATCAATTTCGAGAAGGTTAACTTGACCCAAACACCAGCTTCTCTAATACCAACTGCTGGTATTTGTGCACCAAAAAAGAAAAGGGTCAAGTATACCCAGGTTCCAGTTGAATTCAGCTGCAGAAAAAAATTATTTTAAACTCTCCATTTCACCATAATTACCACACATCACACATCACACATCATACATCTTTCACGGTCGTAAGACCATCAAAGATGACTACTTTTTCTAAAAAATGAATTTTTACATGAAAATTACATCACTAATAAAGTAACATGAGTAATATTTCCAAAATAAATTTATACTGCCAAAAATTAAAGTTGAATCCCCCTTTTTTTGAAATTTTGAAAAAAGAAGGTGAGGATCACCATCCAACATTTCAAGTCAGTTGTTCGTTTGAAAAATATGTTGAAAGTGGGGGTGGTTTAACCCTAAAATCTGCAAAAGAAGACGCAGCTGCAAAAATTGTTGAAATGTTCGAAATTGACCTCAAATTGAAAGAACTTGAAAACAATGTGACATATGCCGTTGACTCTTACAACGCCTCATTGGTTGATATTTGGGAAAACTGTGAAACAGAGTATACTTTGACCTTGCGAAAAAAGGTCAAAAATAGTTGTGAATACAAGAATTTTAAGGTCAAAATTCTCCACAAATCGAGAATTGATAAAATTTAATTTTTATACCTAAAAAGGTATAAAAATTAAATAAATAAATAAATGGATCAATCAACTAAGCAAGAATGGACTCTAGTTGTCGGTAAAAAACATAAAGTGTGCTTTACTTCCACCACGACAATCAAAGAGCCAGTTGAAAAAATAACTATAAAGCGCGATGGTCAAATTCGAACCTATTGACAAAGTCATAATGCAAACCCATTCGCGGGTTAAAAGTCGTTATAATAAATAATGTCATATTTATTATCCCCAGTCATATATTTGGAGTCTAAAGATTTTACATCTTCTGGTAACCTTAAATATTTTAAAGACAAAACATGCGTAATTATGGTTCAGGCAAATTATTGTGGGGCGTGTACCACAGCCAAACCAGAGTTTCAAAAGTTTGCCGAAAATAATAAATCGGTGGTTTGTTTGACCATACAAGGAGATGGTCCAGGTTCTGACGAACTTAAAAAATTAGTCACAAAAATTAAACCTGGTTTTCAAGGCTTCCCCGACTATTATCTTTTTCAAGGTGGTCAATTTGTCGAAAAAGAAATTAATGGCCGAACTGAAGCTGCTCTTGAAGAATTTATAAAATAGATCTTTTAATTTTTTATACCTTTTTTAGGTATAAAAAATTAATTTGTTATGGTAATAGAGTCATTTCCTCCATTAATTATGACGGTCTTATTTGAAATAACGATATCCTCTCCTCCACCATTAACCCTTTCGGTCCCATGGGACCGAAAGGGTAAGCCTTTAGAGTTCAACGAACCATTATCCCGAAGGGATAATGTACCATTAGTATCTAAAGGGTTAATTAAATTTTCAATATCAGTGGTCCCTTCTTCATCAGATTCTGTTTGGGGTGATTCAATTTCGACTTTCGGAGTGGAAAATTGTATCTCTTTGTCATCATCATCCAACACGTCCTTTGGTCTTGGGTGCACAGATGACGATTCGTTTACTCTTGTTGTCTCTGTTGCGTTCAGAACTGATGTCTCTGTTGCGTTGTTGTTTCCAAAATTAGTGGCAATATTATTAATGCCGAATATAACCATTAAAATAAGTGTGATAATACCTGAAAAAATTAACCCATATTTAGTGTAACATACGCTCTTCTTGGTGCATTTTTGGGCGTATGTAGTTTTTCGATATGGATTGGTTTTAGAAGTCTTGTACAGAGCTTCAATATCTGTTGATTCGCTTGTATTACGAATATTTTTTGTCGATACCTGACTGTATTCCATTTATTACTTGAAAAAAACTCGAGAAAGAAAAATTATAAAAATAATTTACATAAAAAATACATATAATAAATGGAAACAAAAGGAAGACTAACACCCGATCAAAGATCAACTATAGTCAAAAAATATAAAGATGGGTGTACCGTAGCTCAAATAACTCGAGAATTTAACGTTTCGAGACCTACGGTGTACAAAATCCTATCCAAGGTTAATTTAAACCCAAAAAATGAATTTTTTCCGGAAAATCAAGAGAGCAATAAAGAGATGGAAAATACCACATTTTTGGGTGTAAATATTGATACTATTAATGGCCCTTTCGACTTTAAAATAAAGAAGGCTTTGAAACAAAGCGCTTCTCTCCTTGATATCATGGAGTTTATGAAAGTGACTAAATTCAAGCTTAATATGACCATGTTCGACTACTTTTGGCAAGTCATGATAAGAAACCGCCGGGTGCATGTAGCCCCGGCGGTTCTAGAATGGTTCGGATATGATGGTGAAATAAAAGAACAACGTAAAAATTTTATTCGAATGCTCAAAAGAAATGCTATCAATTTTAACGAATTAATAAGTTCTGATAAAGAAATTGAACAATATCCAACAATTAAACAAGAACTCGCAATATACAATGAAGGAGCACAAGCATGTGCTAAGTTCCTTATTATGGAACCCGATGACCTTAAAATGGCCATAATGCAACTGAAGACAAAGAACGGGGATGTTATCAGACAATATTATATTGACCTTGAAAAGCTCATTAAGTTATACGTTGAGTATACGCTTTACTTCAACCATCGAGAGTCGCAGAGAAAAATAACTGATTTAGAACAAATGATGGCTAATATGGACCTTAAAATGCAAAAACAGGAGGAAGGCAGACAAAAAGATAGAGAACTCATTCAACAACAGACACAATACATGCGTTCTCTCGGTATCAGTCTTGAGGAAGTCAAAGACCAAAATGAAGGGCTACTCGATAGCAACAAAGGACTCAAGAAAGAGGTCAAGAAAGTTCAACGTAAATTGGGTATCGCGGTCGAGGATCGAGCACCTCTTCCTGAAGATGAAGACATACAAGAGAGGTTTGTTCTCATCAAGAGAAATGACGATGAACACTATCCGTACTACACTATCAGAGCCCAACATGGTTATACTGAACGCAGAATCAAGACCCAAAGACTTCTCTTCCCCCAACTTCAGATTCTTCTCGATTTTAAAGCTAACCCCAACTCTAAAACCCTCTACAACCGAATTAAGAAGGAACTCAAGGCTAAAAACGTTATTTTCAGTGGTAACAATATTGACCTGGACGAGTCAAATGTGACCCAAGAAGAACTCATGGAAGAAATGAAGGTCATCAATGACCTGAAATACAAAGTTTAAAACACTCAGTTTTTAAACTTCATTAGTTTAAAAATCTTGTAAAAATTGAATATTTTTACTGTAAAATATCAGTAAAATAAATAATGGATCTACAGTACTATAGAACTTTTAATGAAGATACGTCTCAAGGGATCGTAGGGTTATTGAAACCATTACGAAATCAAACTAAGGATGGCGAAACAACAACGATTCAAACCCGTCGAGAAAAAAATCAAAAGATTTTCAGGTTAAATTTCACCACGTTTCCAACATCTGCAACGGATTATTTTTTTGTCAAAGATGATCCAACGTATCCAATATACGTTTTCAAAATTTCAAAAGAAGTTAATACTTTAATTGACCACGAATTGAAAGTATCGAAAGATATGGAGGAATTAACCACTTATCTTCCTCATTTCAATAGAATTTTTGAGGTTAAAAAGAACGTTAAATGCCATGTTCCAGAAAACTTGAAAAAAATGAAAAATGGGGCTCTATTCAACCCTTTTGAACAATACAACTGTATTAGGGACGTATCACTCGTTGAATACATTCCGTCTAGTTTAACGTTGTTGGAGTACCTTAAAGGGACAAATTTTACTGGTTGCGCAGAATCATTAATTCATCAACTAAGTTTAGCCTTGATTATAGCACAGCAAGAAAAACACTTTACCCACTATGATTTGCACTTGGAAAATGTTTTATTGAGAAAATGTCTTCAACGCACCTTTTTTTGGTACAAATTTTCATATGAGGGTGTTGTGGTTAACAGGCTGGTGTACACCAATGGCTACTTTCCAGTTTTATTCGATTATGGATTTGCATATTCAAAAGGGTTGGAAGGAACCAGTTATAATAACAGTTTATTTTTTACAAATAAAGGTTATACACCCTTCATGTTTGACGACGTAAACGATTTTAAAACACTAATGGTTCGATTAGCCTACATCAGAAATTCTCCCCAGAAATTTCGAAATGCTGCCAATAACACCTTTCTGAAGTCCCAAAAATTTGAATTGAGTCGAGAAACAGGGTGGATTAAAAGCACAATTTCAAGTGCAGCTAGAACCGCATCAAAAAAGCTGGAAAGAACCATAATTGATTTGAATCCCGAATATAAGGATAGTTTCGTCTTTAAACAATTGGACAATTTGGTTGATCTGTTTGGAATACTGATTAAGCTTCCGATAGGTCCAAACAACTTTAAAATGAACAGTTTGGATCAAGTGGTTCAAACCTTCTTGAATGAATGGCAAAAAATTGACGTATGGTTCAGAGACACCGAAACCGATGATAAATTGAATATTTTCAAAAAGGTTCTCGAGACTATAAACGAATTGATCATTGAAGAAGAAGATCTCACAAGGAGCAAACACCTTGACTTGAACCACAAATTCAAATTAAAAATGTTTGAAATTTTTGATGCTTCTGGAGACTTTGTGGATGTTGAAGAATTGGATTATGGTCAGTTGCTATCATCAATAATAGAACTTTCAAATTTTATTGAACACACTGCTTATGCTGAAATTCAACGGTACAAAAAATTATACAATTTCAATCTGAATGGCTGGACCTTATTCACCATTATTGAAAACTTGGTTGAATCAAAAGAACCTCATAAATTTCAACCAGACGACAATATTGTCCTATTTGATTGCATGGATAAAACAACCTCTTCCTTTGATTTGAAAGACGAAGATGTTATCGAAGCATTAAATTCTTCGTATAATATTAAGGCTCAAATTGACCTTTTGGATAATCTTCAGATGAATGATATTTGAGAAAAATAATCCATTTATTTCCTTGAATAAATATTTTAAGGTTATTTTTACCTTTAGTTTATGAAAAAGCGGTTACTACCCCACTGACAAATTTTATGCTTGTTATAAGCATAAAATTTGAAATTTCGATAATCTTCCGTAGGTACCCCCTTGCCTGGGAATGCATAAGCCTTTGGTCTCAAAAAGTGGATTTTTAATGCCTCTTTTAACCTTTAAAAGGTTAAAAAAGATATCATTTTAATATTTAATTTTGCACGTGTTGCATTTTTTAATGTATACAAAGTAAATCGTGAGGATAACAGAGACAACGGTTAAAATTATTGCCCATTGCTTTAACTTGGCTTTTTTTTCTGCTCCAATCGCCGTACCAGCGCTCGCAAATGCCAGCGGTATAGTGAGACATGCCCCACAAAAATTCTCTTTAACGACCATTTATTAACTGTTTTTTTAAAATCCAAGTACCTCGGTATCCCTTTAAGGTTCAACCTACCCCTTTAAGGTTAAAATAAACTTAAATGTGTGCGCTTGCGCACACATTTGTGTAGGTTGAACCTTACCTTTCAAGCCCTTTGGGCTTGAAAGGGGTATAAAAATGAAGCGGTTCCACTCTTGTAGTTCTGAGCTTTACAAAAAAACCCGCGGGTACATGTTCAAAGCACACGACTTGAGTTGAACTTAAGGTAAGCAAACCAGCAAAAGATTGATTGTTTGATATTTGAGCATCTACAACCATTAGTATTAATTATCCATTGGTGATACTAATGGGATCACGCTAAATTATAAATTATGCTTATTTTTGACTATTGCAGTCAATTGTATCAGGAAAATTGAATGAAAGAAACTTCAAATACCTAAAGCTCTTTTACGACTTTAAAAAGTTGAACGCTTGAATTCCCAATAAATAAATGTTACAATTACAAGAACTAAGTGATGCTTTGGACGAAATCGAAGTCGAACCACGTCACAATTCTAACCTTTTAAAGATAAAGAAAGCCTTAGAGGCCGATTATCAAAAAGGTCTTTTGGAAAATGTTGATAAAGATGAAGTGAACCTTTTGAAATTATACTTTAACCGTATAATTAATGGTTCCAATCTAACCATAACCGAAATAACACCAATCCTCGATGAGTACATTGAAGAATCGAGCGATGAACCGTATTCGGCATTTGTTGAAAATATCAAGATTGATTTAACCTCAAAAAAAATATCACTTGATGAATTTTTTGATTTTATTGAAAAATTTGTGGCCCAAAGTTACCCAATTGATATTTTTTATAAAAGATATTTTAAAAGGTCACCTTCACCTCGTACAAGTCCAATAAAATCAACATCTCCCAAACCACCATTAACCCTTTCGGTCCTACGGGACCGAAAGGCTAAGCCTTTAGATACTAAAGGGTTAAAACCGTCATTGACTGACTTATTTGGAGATGAATTGGATGATTTGAGTAGTGATAGTGACACCGGCGACGTCGAAAGTCCTTCTGAAGAAGACAAACTAAAAAAAATTCGAGATAGAATTGAAGAGAAGAGAGAAGACCCGAAGATTGTTCAAGTAATTGCACCCAGACCAGAGAAAAAACGGGGGAGAATTGCACTTCTTCAAGATGATATCCCAATTCCTCATCCAAGAATCCCAGAACCCAAACCGATTGCAGATCGAATTTTCTTTGAAACTATGACTGACTTGACCAAACAAGATTGTGAATTTTTATACAAAAAAATTCCATGGGTCAAGGATATAGTCAACAATATTTATGTTCATCCAATTGATGGTAATTTTGATGATGTTATTGACCTTGGAAAATTTATAGAGCATGATGGGGTTAAATTCTACCAACCAAAAGAAAAATATTACATGATTCAATGTCATGCTCACAAGGTTCAAGAAGGTCATAATTTGACCATTGTCAAAAATGGAGAAACCTATAAATTAATGGTTGCTATAGACACAAACACAAAAGGCATCGTTTTGCAAAATGAAGACATGCTCAAGGCTGAGATCGACTATGTCAGGGTTTGGAACCAAAGCAAGAATTCTCATATTCGAGAACTGAAGAAAAATGCACCAACCGATGATATGGTTCTTTTGGCTAAATTTGACCTTTCAAATGCCCTTCAAGATGCCATTTCTGGCAATGTGCCTATAGCGTACAGATCGAGTAGCAGTCAGTTTATTGAAGTTGTGGTTAATACCATCTTTAAAAATTCTGATTCTGGAGACTCTTTCGTAAGGTTGTTGGCCAACATAATTATTTTTTTAAAGATCAATCTCAGTTTTATAACCAGTTCGGTATTCATAAAACGACTGCGAGAACAGGTATATCTACCAGGAACACTTCCTTTTTTGACCGATGCAGACAAGCTACCTGAAATATTTTTGGTCAAAAATGTTCCTGATGACACGCGAAATTTTGTACTTGAAAAATTGGAAGAAGAAAGGTTACATTTCACCAAGAATTTTTATGAAAATTTGCACATCGGTGCAAGCATGATTCGAAAACCAACAAAACCAATTTTATGGAACAAACCAACACAACAAATTGAACTACCGGACATCAAAAGTGTATGTAAAAATAGGGATGAAATTGAGCTTGAAAACGACGAAGATATTGTGTTCTACACTGACCAAGACGAGGTATACTGTTTCAATATTTTTCGTCTCTATGATTTGTTTCAAAAACAGGATTTACCCATCAATCCTTTCACTCGTAGACCATTCTCAGACAAATTTATTCAGATATTTTTGACTCGGTATGCCAGCAAACCACTCGTCAAAAAGATTGAACACACTCAGCACACCGACTTGACGAGTCGATTGGAACAACTTATTGAACAAGAACTCAGCACACTTGAAAACAGCCTTATTGAAACTGACAACCCCGATTTTATCAAAAGGTTCAAAAGCTCCATAAGTCCAATAGATTCGAAGAAAAGAATAAGTCGAGTTGTTGTGGACGAACCGAAAGAAGACCGAAGTGAACCAGAAAGATGTATGGAATGTAAAGGTGGATTAGGACCAGATCAAATTGGCTCAGTCTTTAGAAATAAACAAGTGGCTTTTTGTGGTTACGAATGCCTTGAAAAGAACAAAGCATTTAAATGAGGTGGTGAAATCCAAACTTTTATTGATTTAATGGTGTTTTGAACCATTAAATCAAATATTTCAGACAAATTTGAAGAAAATTGATTACCTCGGCCCGTAGGGCCAGGCGACAAAAGGGCTTGCCCTTTTGTTAGGTAAAATTAAAGGTAATAAAATACAAAAATATGGAAAATAAAGTAGATATACTATCTCAGGTATTTGAGAGTAAAAATGTGAAGATGGTTACCAAATTCCACGAAGACGAATGTGGAGAGAAAGAATTTGTACCGTGGTTTTGTGGTAGAGATGTATGTAAAATATTAGAATATTCTAATTACAGACAATCTATAAATTTATATATAGACGATGAATGTAAATATTCACTGAAAGAATTAGGCGTCTTATCGGATAAGACGCCTCAAAAGGATAAATTTACCCATAACGAATTACAACAAACCTATATTAATGAAGAAGGTCTTTATCGTCTTATTAATGGTTCTCAGAACTTTAAAAATAAGAAAAAATTTATATCTCAAATAGAAAAGTGGATAGTCGACCTTCGATACGGTTCAAATAGTGGATTGGCGGATATTTTCAGTTTCATAAAAGGGTATAATTTGACCTTTGATATAACATCAGATTGGTTCCAAGATTTGTGGTATCCTTTGAGTAAGAACCAGCCCGCCCTGCAGGGCGGGCTGACTAAGGTTGAAAATAGACCTATAATAATAACCCAAAAGATGTTAGAATGGATGGGATATAAAGGTCGAGATCAATCAGACAAACAAAAAAATTTTTGTAAGCTTCTGAGAAACCTTGAAATACCATACGATGAGATAGGTTACGATCATCCTTTAGCCATCGAATATCCTTGTGTTCAACGCGAAGCTCAATTGATACCTGCAAACAATATAACCCGTAAAAAATGGATTTCAATGGATGTTAAAGCCTTTAAAAAAGCAGTATTGAGATTGAACACTGAAAATGCCGAAATTGTGAGAGACTACTATCTTAACCTCGAGGAAGCCATGTTTGCATACGGAGAGTACACGATGAGATATATGATCGAGAAGACGGAAAGAACACGTAAGGTTCAAGATTCTCAACTTTCATTAGCAATGGAACAATTGGCCATAAAAGATAAATCATATGAAGAAGAAACTAAAGAATTACAAAACCAACTGGACCAGGAGAAGCTACGGGCTGAAAGGGCTGAGAAAGAAGTTGAAGAACAAAAACAATATGCTCTTATTCTAAAAGAACTCGCTATTAATGATCAAAAGAGACCTTTAGATGAAAGAATTTATATTTCGACTTCAAAGGCTTATGCTGGTCACAATAGATTTAAAGTTGGTGGTGTAGAGAGTATGGATAAACTTAAACCTAGATTTTCAGGTTATAACGGTCGTTCTTCCGTTGATGATATGTGGTACTATTCGGACCTATTCAAGGTAGCTAACTTTAAGGCTGCAGAAAAGCGTATAGAAGATGTATTGGGACGATTTAGAGAACGTAAGAACAAGGAGATATATGTGTTGCACTACAAAGATCTAAGACGATATGTTGAGTGGATATGTGACCATTACGAAGACGAAATTGAAAAGTTTAACATAGAGTTAGATGTGCTTATAGGTAACCTTAATCGACATCAACTTAGACCCGTTATACCACCGCCATACGAGGGGACTTCAGCCGTTATAACTCGTTTTGTAGATGGTGTTCCAGTCAACACAACTATCGAAAGTACAATTGAAGATAAATTCAAGCATAAAATTAAAGTGTACTTGGATACGTTAACATCAACCACAAAAGAGGTCAAAAGAACAGAATTGTTTTCCAAGGTTGATTTTAACTTTAACAAGATTGAAGCATGGTGTAACCATTTTTTTTGATTTTTCAAGACGGGTCCATAATTTATATTCTTTACCGCCATTAACGCACACGGTTCGCATCATCCACCGGATACACAAACCTCCAATCGTATACTTCTGGTGGTTCGATATCATGATCACTTGCAGTGAACCTTAGATGAAGGTCCAAATGATCTTGATCAGAGTATGATTGGGTATACTTCAGAAAATTAATGTGTGTATTGAGCGGCGGTAGTACAAAATCGGGTGTAGTCGCCTTCAGATGGTTAAAAGAGATCCTACCAACGTATAAACCTGAAATAAAGTTAAATTACAGGTAGATGCAACATACCACCACACAAAATATTTTTAAAGTCCACAAGACCTTAAAAATAAAATTGATTTTTAACTGTAAATAAATTTAATAATAAACACCATGATTACCACTATTGAATCAAGAAATGAACTATTAGATACTTTGGGTCAAATTCGACTCAGAGACTCATATATGCGACCGGAAGAAACATCCCCTCAACAACGCTTTGCCTTTGTAGCCTCAAGCTTTTGTGGTGGAGACTCGGAATTGGCTCAGAGATTGTACGACTACATCTCGAATCATTGGTTGAGCCCAAGTTCTCCTCAACTAAGTTTTGGTCGAACCAAACAAGGTCTCCCGATAGCTTGCTTTCTACCCTATTTACCCGACACAACTCGTGGCCTGATTGATACCTGGGCCGAAGTAAGTGAACTCAGTGTTATTGGAGGTGGTATAGGACTTGGAGTGGGTATACGCCAGCCAGATGACAAATCGGTCGGTATCATACCACACCTGCGAACATACGATGCAAGTTGTACCGCTTTTAAACAAGGTCAAACTAGACGTGGATCATATGCCGCCTATTTGGACTTGACACACCCTGAAATAATCAGCTTTTTAAACACTCGTCGAGTAAGTGGAGTTGGAGGTGATTACAACTATAAACTGATGAATATTCATAATGCAGTCAATATACCAGACCATTTTATGAAAAGGGTGTGGTTTATATCAACCATTGCTCCGATTTTGAAACTTGAAAATGGAACAAAAATTAAAAAGCTCGAAGAAGCCATTAAAGTATTCAAAAATTCAGAAAAATGGGTAGATGAAGATGACCTTAAAATTGAAGAATTGACCATTGACAATGCTCAGATTTATATTGAAAAGATGGATAAATTTGACCTTGTAGATCCTCATACAAAACAGGTCAAAGGGACCATTAGTGTCGTCGAACTTTGGGAAAGAATACTGGTAACGCGGGCAGAGACGGGAGAACCAATGATCCATTATATTGATACATCCAATCGAATGCTTCCAGAGTGCCAAAAGAAATTGGGATTAAAAATTAGACAAAGTAATTTGTGTTCAGAGATCATTTTACCAACCGATGAAAATAGAACGGCTGTATGCTGTTTGGCATCCCTAAATTTGGACTACTATGACCATTGGTGTGACAATGAACAATTTTATCTTGATGTTGCTACTTACCTGGACAATGTACTACAATATTTTATCGATAATGCACCACGCACACTCAAACGCGCTATACATTCAGCCACTTCTGAAAGGGCAATTGGAGTTGGTGCTTTAGGGTTTCATTCGTACCTTCAGTCCAAAGATATTGCAATTGAAAGTATGGCGGCCTACAACCTAAATAATAAAATTTTCAAAACAATTCGAACCAATTTGGAGAAGGTTAATGTAATCTTGGGATCGTCGCGGGGAGAAGCACCAGATTGTATTGGAACAGGTCGCAGGTTTAGTCATATGCAGGCCATTGCACCTAATGCTACATCTTCAATTATTATGGGTAATACAAGCCCCAGTTGTGAACCGTTTAGAGCAAATGTGTACAAACAAGATACATTGTCAGGATCGCATATCACCTATAATAAGCATCTGAACAAAATTTTAGAAAGCAGGATTGATTCTAACCTTGAATTGAAAGAAATTTATAGTAGTATAAAAATGTGCGATGGTTCTGTTCAACACCTCGATTGTCTGACTGACCACGAAAAAAAAGTATTTAAAACATGGCCTGAAATCAATCAAATGACTTTAATAAGGTTAGCTGCAGCCAGACAAAAATATATTGATCAGTCCCAGTCCACTAGCCTGTTCTTCAACCCAAACGAAAGTAAGAGTTATGTGCACAAAGTCCACCTTGAAGCATGGTTGGCTGGTTTGAAGACACTTTACTACTTTCGATCAAAGAAAATTCTAACTGTTGATAAAGTAAACCATAACTCTCATCTTGTTAAAATTGTGGAGGAAAAAGAGCCAGATTGTACTTTTTGCGAAGGTTAAAGAAATTTTATTTTTAAAGAAGACTTTAAAAATAACGACTAAATATGAATAAAAAAAATTATTTATTTTTTTTTATTTTTCCGAGTAAATAAATAGTCATGCAAGGAAGTTATAAAAATAAGTTGACGTCAGAACAACGTAATACTATTGTTCAAATGTTCAACGATGGAACACCCGTGTTTTCTTTAGCTAAACAATTTGAGGTTTCAAGACCCACTATATACAATGTGTTGGAGAAAGCGGGTAATACCAACCATAAAAAAATTGAATTTTATTTCGAAAAATCAGATGAAAATAAAGAAGAAATGGAACCCATAACTGATATTATTTTGAGTGGTACTAATACACCATCAAAAACTAATTTTTTGGGAGTTATTATTGATACAGAGAATGGATCAAATAACCCTAAAATTAATAAGGCTTTGAATAGAAGTTACAAACTCCTTGATATTATGGAGTTTGTGAAAGTGACCAAATTTAAGCTTAATATGACCATGTTTGACTACTTTTGGCAAGTGGTCGTTGGAAATCAATGTCTCCACGTGTCGACATTGATACTTGAGTGGTTTGGGTATGAAGGTGACTTCAGAAAACAAAAGGAAGCATTTATGAAAATACTTAAACGAAACACCATTGAATATCGTGAGTTGACTCGGAAAGACAAAGAAATTCAACAATATCCAACTATACAAGAAGAACTTCAATTGTTACCACATGATGCCGCAAAGTCTCGATCAAAATTTTTGATTATGGAACCTGATGACCTTAAGATGGCTATCATGCAGCTTAAAACCAAAAATGGCCACATAATTAGACAATATTATATCGACCTTGAAAAGCTTCTTAAATTATATACTGAATATACACTTTACTACAACCATCGGGAGTCTCAAAGAAAAATAACAACTTTGGAAGAATCTATCGCTAAATTGACTTTATCCAACCAACAGCAAACACAATACATGCGTTCTTTAGGCATATCTCTAGAAGAAGTCAAAGATCAGAACGAAGAGCTACTTGATAGTAACAAAGGACTCAAGAAAGAAGTAAAGAAAGTTCAACATAAATTGGGGATCGCAGTCGAAGACAGAGCACCTCTTCCTGAAGATCATGGTCCTTCGGACCATGATCGAGATCCGGCAAAGCCGGATCGAGACGAAGAGAAACAAGAGAGGTTTGTCCTACTCAAGAGAAACGACGATGAACACTATCCGTACTACACCATTCGAGCCCAACATGGTTATACTGAACGCAGAATTAAGACTCAAACTTTGTTATTTCCCAATATGACTATTCTTCTCGATTTTAAGGCTAATCCAAACTCTAAAACTTTGTATAACCGAATTAAGGACGAATTGAGGGCTAAAAATGTTCAATTCAGTGGAAATAATATAGATCTTCAAGAGTCCGAGGTAACCCAACAAGAGTTAATAGATAAAATGAAGGTTATTAACGACCAAAAATACGATGTCTAAGCGTTTTGATTCAACTAATTTTTTCTCAAGGTTAAAGAGACTTTAAATTTTAATGCTTTTAAAAAGCATTAAAATTTTTACTTTAAACTACAATAATTTTTGACAAAAGGTTTAGAAGGATCATAAAATCCACATTTAACGGCGTGGTCAAGTAAAGCCTGATTTATGACTGAAAAGGAATCAGTATGCCCAACATCACTACAAAGCACATGTGCCAATTCATGGAGGACAACAAACATTAATGTATTTTTGTCATAATATCTTCCATTTCGTGGATCTTTTGTACACAAATGTATAACTTTTTTATTTATGGTGTAAGACTCGTTATCTTCAACCATTATCAAATTGTTCAATATACCAAGATTATTTAAAGGTTCCAGAGGCCCAATAAATTTTCCTGGTTTTCGAAAATAAAACATATGGACCAAATCATCGTAAATATCGGCTAATATAGATCTTTTTTTAATAAGGTTCGATTGACCTTTCAATTCGTCTTTAAGTTTTAGTATAAATATACCCAACAACACACCACAGATGACTACGTATACCATTTATTAACTCTTTTTTGCCTGAAAGGCATAAAAAGTTCTTTTCCGAAAATAAGGTTGAAGAAACCATTCGTTCTGAGAGAGTAGCGTGTTTCAGATGGAATACGAATACTTCCAACCCAAGATAGAAAATAGTTCTTTGCATATGGTGTGATGGAACCTTTTTCTTTCCGACGTTTTTAAGGTTAAAAAGTCCATTTCATTACATGGGTGACCATGTTTCTTTAATAGTTGATAAAGGACAAACTGAGCATTAATGAAATTTTTTCTTTTTGAAGTAGTTTTAGTGCTCTTTTTGGAGCATTCGCCATCACTTTCTTCTTTGTTTGTGTACAAGTTGTCATAAGTTTCTGTCAACTTGTCAAAATCGTCTAAAAGAGAATCTTCTAGGTACTCAATGTTGTCGCACGGCTGGCCTGTCAGTGTATGGTGTATAAGAACAATGTCATCATAAAATTTTTTGATATCTTTTGATTCCAATTCTTTGAGGATATCAAGGACCATAATCCTTGTAACTTTTTCATATTTTTTGGTTCGATCAGAAGAAGAACCACAAATTAATTTTTTTTCAACCAACTTCATTTCGAGTATGGTGTAAATTTCTTCTGGTATATGAGTCTTCTGCTTACCTTGGTATTGGATAATACAGTCCCTGAAGTGAACTTTCCTATTGTAAGTGTACTTGCTTGCCATATTGACTCGGCCAACATCAGAAAACGAAGAGGTGTTTGATATGAGTGATTGCTCTGTAGAACAGATAGCACATACAGCTCTGTCCTCGTCTCGAATAAACTCGGTTTTGTTGCCGCATAGACAAGGTGGTGGACTGGACTTTGGAACGAACGCATAATTTTTCATCATAAATTCAAAATTTTTAAGGTTGGTATACTCCTTTAGTTTTTGAATAAATTCCTTTTGGGTTTGTTCCTTTCGAATGGTATGTTCTTTCAAATGTTTTTTATTCGTATTAAAGAAGGGAATAGCCATAGTTTGTTTGTTGAGATTATGGTACTTTTCAATCAACGGAGCAACATCAACGTTGAAATATTTCAAATTTTCATATTCTTCAACACTTGAGTTGAGAGTCTCCTTTAAAATATTTAATTTATATACCATTCTTGGTCTTAGGTTAAATTTGCCTTGAAGTAAAACATCTATCCGAGTGATGGCATCTTTATTTGAAGAATTGTTTGTGCTTTCGTCCTCTATAAATTTTTGTATCTTAGAATTAAGCTCCAAAATATCCATAGATACATTTGGAGGTGTTTTGGTTCGTGTCTTGGACATTTATTATTGTGGTCAATTCTTATATGAGAAAACTTGTTGGAGTCTCTTAGTTGCCGGCAGCCATTAAAGTTTTTATTTTATTTTAAATTTAATGGTTCAAGGCTTTAAAAATTGAATTTAATTTAAAGAAAATAATTAAATAATAAACAAGGTAAAAATGAACCAAAAAAATCAATTCGTAAGTTTGAAGTTGAATTTTAGTGAAACGACGGTGAAAAGTGCAATCATGGCAGGGTGCAGTGAACGACGGTATATTTCAAAAATAAAGGTTAATCCTTCCATTCTTCGAGATATTTTTAATTCTGTGAGTGCAAAAAAAATATCATTTAATTTGATGATGATTACAACCGACCAAAAAGTATTTTTACTCGAACGAAGTCAATCGTTTCATTTTCCAAAGGTTATTCGAGACCTTAAATGTAACAAAATAAATTTCGATCTTATAGAGTCGTTGTATACCTCAGAATTGGAAAAAATTCGAAATTTATTTTTTAGCTTTATTCCACCTTTACCGGAATTGGAGAAAATCATAAAGGTGAAACAACCCACAATTGTTCACATTTTTCCAGGCGGGCATCCAAGTTATAACGAAACTGTCATATTGACTCTGTTGAGAGAGCTATATGAAGAAACAAGCATCAATATTAATTTTAAAGATTTAAGGTTCAATCAATCTTACATGTTCAAAGTTTCCATATACGATTGGTTGATTCAAAGAACCTTTGAAAATTTTGTTTTTCCAGTTAAGGTTAATATGAGCAGCCACGAAATCGTCCAAAAATTTCAAGAGACCAAACATACCAGAAATCCGACTTTCATAGACATTTGCCAGTGCAACTCACTGTTTGATGCGTTTGTTAGAGTACAAGATTTCATGTTACTTTGACTCTTTGGGCCAATTGATGATAAAATTGTTTTTTATTCAGATTGAATGATTGAATGCTTTAACTAAAGCATTAAAAAAGAACACGTAAAAAAGGCGAAAAATACTATTTTTTCCTAGGGTGGTAGTGGGAAAATATTTCACTTTTCATTTTAATGGTTCTTAAACCCATTAAAATGCACACTTTTCAAACATTGTTTTCATCCACTTTTTCTTATTTTAAAGGTTGATTAAACCATAAAACCTAAAAATATTTAAAACCTTTTATTTTTCAAAAAAATTTAACTCACTCTGTAGATTGAAGTGTTCGAGAACTATTTTTATAGGGCAAACGTTTATCCACAAAGTAAATTTTCATCCATAAACTAAAAGGGACCAATATTTTTAACCATAAAATTTTCAAAAATCTAAATTTTTTGAAATCCTGAATTTTGAAAGTTGACGACCAAAATTGAGAGACAATCGTAGATTTTTGGAATCTGCTAATATTCGGATGATCGCAACTTTTGAAAATCTACGATTGTCTCTCAAAATCTGAAAGTTGCGATCGTCAGATTTTGAAATCCGTCACCAAGCGAATGGGTTATAGTATAATAAATGAATGATATGCAAGACAACGTAATCACTATCAGACCACTTGACCTTGATATAATCAACCCAAATCCACGTAATTATATGGATCCAAGTCAAGGAGGCTCAAAAATTTTTATTATAGGCAAGCCGGGAAGTGGCAAATCGACACTTATAAAATCGTTGTTCCACAACAAGAGTCAGATAATTCCAGTTGCACAGGCAATGTCTGGAACAGAGTCAGAAACCGGTTTCTATAGAGAGTTTATTCCAGATCCCTATATTTATGATGAATACGACCCTGATGCCCTATCAAACTGTATTATACGCCAAAAAGGTGCCAGACAACATATGCTCAATCCATGGACTATGCTAATCATAGACGATTGTATGGATGATCCAAGCGTATTCAATAAACCACCCCAACCTGGCCTGTTCAAGAATGGTCGACATTGGAAAATGTTGTACATAGTTTCACTCCAATACGCTCTTGACGTGAAACCACACATCAGATCAAATATTGATGGAGTGTTTATTTTTCGAGAGTCCAACATAGCCATTCGAAAGCGGTTATACGAAAATTATGCTGGAATCATACCATCTTTCAATTTATTTGAACAAATTATGGACTCTATCACTGGCGACTACACGGCTCTCTATATACAAAATGCAACAAATACCAATGATTGGAGACAGTGCGTGTTCTACTACAAGGCTCCAATCATTGAAAATTTCAAGTTTGGTTGCCAAGAGTACAGAGGATATGCTCAGAAAATTCGAAAATAATTTAGCTTAGTTTTAACCTTTTTTGAAGGTTAAAACTAAAAATAGGGTGATTAACCCTTTCGCAGGCAATGGGAAACCATACCCCGAAGGGGTATGGTTCCTCTGACCGCAAAGGCTTACCTTTCCGGGCAAATTTAAAGCCTGTAAAAAAATTTTTTGTAGGATTTCAAAATAGGTAGCTTACGATCGCTTTCAGATTTTAAGAGAATATTTTTACAGTTGGTTGTTATAAGATCAATGGTCAAATCAACGTCACTATCCAGCATTGTTATTCTTTTTGCGTTTACGGTAACTTTTAAGGCTGAAAATAAAAGTTGATACAACACATATTCCAATGCAAAATGAATATTAATTAAAGCTTCTTTTGACCATTTAAAACCCGATCCAATAGTTTTAATTTGGTGTTCGATAGTGGCCTTAGCTAAAGTAACACAATCGTGCTGGTTTTGGTACTCCTTAATTCTTGTGATAAGTTTCTTTTTTGTCGATACTTTACATGTCTTTACGGTTCCTGAGACGCGATACATACCAGAGAATCCAACGTGTTCAATACCATGAATAGCGTGGTCTTCCGAGACCACTTTTTTATTTTCATGTTCACAATAGATAATGGCATATTTCACCACAGAAGTCAAATATTTTTCCCCTGTGCTTCTGAGTGTGTCATACACGTCGGAGCTGACTCTCGTTGCACCCGCTTTATGAGCAAGTCTTTGCAATGCTGAATTATTCATTTATTATCTGTTGTTCTTTTCTCTAAATAATACAAATAATTTTTTTTAAAGTTAACTTTAAAAATTTAAAAAGTCAATATGTTTTCAGTCCTTGAAGACGTTCTAAAAGATTTTGTGGTCGTTTTGAAGGATCTTTTTGGAGACAATCATAGATAAGGTCACTAAAACTTTGTGGTAATTTATTGATTTTTTTGAAATTTAGGTTGTAATCAAGCACATCTTCTTCCCGTAAAAATGGGTACTTCATTAAAGTCAAAAAGTGCAACATTATTCCAAAACACCAAATTGTGTGATCCCATGGTTTATAAGAACCATTTTCAACAAATTCAAAAGGTATATATTCCAAGGTCCCTTTATATCCTTCATAGTATTTTTCAACTGGTTTTGCCACTCCAAAGTCAATAATGATCACTTCTTCCCCACCAATTAAAATATTTTCAGGTTTAAGATCATTGTGGTGGATTCCAAGGTCATGAATACTTTTAATTTTATGGTAAACTTTAATCATATAATTGATTATTTGTTTCAAGTATGTGTGATAAAAAAAATTTGACTGGTAGGCTTCATACCGAACCAAATCTATAATTTTTTTTCGATGAGAACAAGCAATACTTTCAAGTGATCTTCCACCATCTTCCATCGCCAAAATGTAGTGGTCATCATCATCATAATAGTCGTATAATTTTATTCCATCCAACTTCTCGTGAATTTTTACCACGAATTCGGCTTCTTTACTTGCTTTTGTGTTGAGATCAATTAAAAGCTTACCATCACCTTTAATTGCACTTGGGTTAAAATAGGGATCAAGACAACCAGGAACAAAATCTTTTTTGGATGATCGTTTTAAGATCAAATACTCACCGCTAGAACGATCCATGACTTTATGGATCGTTCCATACCCTCCTTCATCAAAATATTCCAAATACATGTAATAGTCGGAAAGGCTGCAGTCCAACCACAAACCTTCACTAATATATTTTTTTACCGTTTTCTCGGCAAATTCGTCTGCAAACAGTGACATCACCATTTTTTTCTTGTGATTTATTTAAGAAAAAATTTCAATTATTTTGTCTCTGACCCACCACTTATACAAAAAAATAAAATAATAAAGATGAATACAAACTTTATATCAGTAGTCACCGATGATGGTGTCGAACATACTATACGAGTAGCCGGTACGGTCTACGAACCCTATTTTGTGGGTGTAGATGTGTGCGGCATTATGGAATTAAAAAACCACAACGATGCTCTTCTGAAATTGGTTGATATCAACCATAAAAAAGAACTAAAAAATCTGCTAAAAGAAGAAAATCAGGGTCAAATTGTACCCTTTGGGGTGGCATGTCAGAAACCAGTCACCTCGTTAGGTGACTTTGACCTTAAAACTTTGTCACACAACGATGGACGAGTTGTGGTCCTCTCAGAACCAGGATTGTATTCTCTCTTGGAAGGTTCAAGACTCCATAAAAATAAGAAAAAAATAAAAGAATCTGTGGAGAGGTGGCTTTTTACCATAAAATATGAAAACAACGATGGACTCCAAGATATTTTCAGTTTCATCTCTAAGCTTGACTTAACCATAGATATCACCTCAAATTGGTTCAAAGATTTATGGTATCCACTCTCCAAGAGTCGGGGCCTCCCCGGGGAGGCCCCGACAAAGGTTGAAAATCAACCTATAATTGTTACTCAAAATTTACTCGAATGGATGGGTTATAAAGGTCGAAAAGAAGCAGACAAGCAAAACGATTTTTCTAAGCTTCTCAAAAGCCTTAAAATTTCACACAAAGAAATCGATTACAAGCACCCACTAGCGATCGAGTATCCAGGTGTTCAAAAAGAGTCAAAACAACTTATGCTTTCAAATAATCTTGAAAAAAAGAGATGGATTTGTATGGATCCTCGAGCCTTTAAAAAAGTCGTCATGAGACTAAATACTGAAAACGCCGAAGTTGTAAGAGACTACTATCTTAACCTCGAGGAAGCCATGTTTGCATACGGAGAGTACACGATGAATTTTCTGATTGATCGTAGAGATTTAGAATTATCTGGAATGGTGGCTAAATTAGCCATAAAAGATACCGAACTGGAACAGGAAAAAGAGGCTAGATTGAAGGCCGAGAAGGAAGCTGAAGACCATAAACAATATTCTCTGATATTGAAAGAGTTGACTTTTAATAATCAAAAGAGACCATTAAATGAAGCAATTTATATTTCAACTTCAAAGGCTTACGCTAACCAAAATCGATATAAAGTTGGAGGAGTCGAAGGAATGGATAAATTGAAGCCAAGATTTTCTGGTTACAATGGTAGAAGCAGTGTTGACGATATGTGGTATTACTCGGACCTATTCAAGGTGGCCAATTTTAGGGAGTGTGAGAAGCGTATAAATGACGTCTTGGGTCGATTCAGAGAACGCAAAAGCAAAGAAATATACGTGCTACACTACAAGGATCTTAGAAGGTACGTGGAGTGGATAACTCAACATTATGAAGATGAAATTGAAAAGTTCAACGAAGAGTTGGATATGCTTATCGGTAACCTTAATCGACGCCAACTTAGACCCGTTATACCACCTCCATATCAGGGTACATCAGCTACCATAACTCGTATAGTTGACGGTATACCAATCAATACAACTATCGATGACTCTGTTGAAGAACAGTTCAAGCATAAAATTAAAGTGTATCTCGATACCTTAGATTCAACCCCAAAGATCATTAAGCGAACAGATTTATTTTCCAAGGTGATTTCAACTTTAATAAAGTTGAAGCATGGCGATGGTTAAAAGAGATCATACCTCAACACAAACCTGAAATAAAGCTAAACTACAGGTAAATCCAAACAAAATAAAATATAATGGTCAAATTAACCATAAAAATAAATGTTTCTACCTGAAAAAGCAGAAAATTGATTGGCAACAACGGAGTAAATAAATAAGTAAGAATAAACCATGTATAAGTGTAGCAGTGTTGATGGTAAAATGAACCCAAACGCACGCAAGTGTATCGATAACTATGTTATGCAATCCAAATTTAGGCAAATGTACCCTGATAAAGCCAAGGCTATTCAAGGTATGACTGTTCCAAGTTCTTGTTGCGACTCCATTGAAAGTATGATGGCGTTTGCGGATGAGAAGATTCAAAATCAAAAGTTCAAGTTGGAGCAAGAAAAAAAATTCAGAGAAAGTATGGGTGCACCAGCCAAGTTTGATAAATATGGCAAATATAAATATCAATAAATCAACCATAATTAATATATTTTATGCCTTCCTCTATTTATTACCCTTTTATGCCTTTCAGGCATAAAAGGAAAACGTACCATAATTTGAAGAATGTAATGGTCAGAAAACCATAAATATTTATCGGACAAGTTGTCCGAGAAAGAGTTAATAAATGACAGAATTACAACCTATGGAAGTTGAAGTGGTCAATGGCCACAGACAAATGCGTCCCAAGCAAATGGAAGTTGAGGTGACAATTGACCATTTTTATGTTTTTGATAATGTAGCTGTTTTCCCAGTTAAATCAGCCATTGATCACTTTCCAAAATTTCAACAAAAAATATATAGTTCAGGGTATGATATAAGTCATAATCACAGAATTATATTTGCAGCCGTCACATCCGAACACTTGATAACTCCAACCATATTCGATAATCTTCAATTGTTTGGCTGCGCAGTCTTTAATTTACAAACTAGAGCAGTCGATTACTTTAAGGTTGAAAACGAGTCTATGGCAGTTAAAACAAGACTATTGGATGTTATAACCAATAACATCCACGGTGATATTTTTATGGATATGGTCACCAAGAATCCAAATTTTGATGTTGATGCAACATACTTTGTTAAATATGGTTTTATTGAACCAAAATTAATAAATAATACTATACGTCTCAGATATGTGCCGAGACCATCCACTAAATTGACTCTTATGCAGATAAGGTCGGCTGTAGCCAGCTTGAAGCCTTCAAATATTTTGAGCTTTGGTATGTTTATACCAAAGGTAGTGGCAGTCACACTATCAAAATGTCTCAAAGAAATTAACGAAGCGGCTGGTAATCTTTCAATTGTAAAATATATTCTTACAGGTACCGCTGTAATGGGTCTCAATTCCGACAATATAAAAAGTGGAGATGAAGGTTCGGTTGGCCTTCCAGAAAAATATTCTCCATTTGTATTCCATACTCACCCTGATCACATTACTCGAGAATTTAAGGCATTCATAAGCTGGCCAAGCGGTCAAGATATGATGGTAGTTGCACTCAGCTTCCTCCAATTTCGGGATCAATTGGTACATTTTGTTCCCAGCCCCGAAGGACTATGGTCAATACATGTTACACCTGAATTTCAAAAACTATTGGTCGCTTTGAGGTCAAACAATAATTCTTTCCCATGTGCTCAAACTATACTCGACGCCATCCACAAGGTCTTCACGCAGTTTGAAACACCCAGATCGGCGCTTCAAATTGAGGCTATTGATAGATACAATATTGGTGGTCAATATCTAGCAGCAACAAAAAATTACAAGCTATCCAATTTATTTGCCGATGTTCCACAACTCAACCAGGATTGCAAAGCTGAAGCATCTGCAGATGCACAGCTATTTAACGTAAGTTTGATCAAATGGAAACGCTTTTCCGAAACAGCTGACGAAGGTGTCTTTTTAACCTTTGATTACATTTCTGATATTGCTGGAGGACTATCACCATTCTTCTTCCCATTCTTTTAAATCCTACTCATGTGATTTTTTATACCTAATAAAGGTATAAAAAATTTTAGCGTGGTTGGAACCGGTCTACCTGATATAAAAAATTGAATTTTATTATGGTAAATAACACTATAATAAAATATTTACTATGACTATTAAAATTGGTTATATCTATGCTATCGAAAACAATTTCGATAGTTCGACTTATATTGGTCTAACGACAAAAACTATTAAAGAACGTTTTACTCAACATCTTCAAGCTGCAAGGTCGTCTAGAGCCAGCTGCATCTTGCATCTCTTTATGGCTAAACATGGTCCAGAAAACTTCACTATTAGAGAACTTCGCAGGGTTGAATACCATTCAATCATAGAACTTCAATTGATCGAAGAAGAGTGTATTAGGGACTTTGGCGACCTTAATACAACGTATAACTCTCGATCTTATGAGATGGCGGGTTTGACCTTGAACCGAGTTATCAAAGAACGTACACCAAAAGAGAGGCCAATTGTGGTTTCTAAAGTGCCACCTCGAGAAGATGTTATGGAGATAGCTTGTGAGGCTGAAGAGTACCCTAATAAGAAGATCAGTTTAGATAAATTTATTGGTTTGTTTATACCAGAAGAAGAAAACTATAGCACTATACTTGATGATATGACTATCGAAGGAAAGATATATGTGACTACAGTGATACTTGATTGGTTCGGATATGAAGGTGAGTACGGTACTCAAAGACAAAATTTTAAGAAAATGTTAAAACGCAACTCAATCGAGTATAAAGAGTTGACTCAAGGAGATGAAGAAATTAACCAATATCCGACTATTCAAGAAGAACTTCAATTGCTTCCATCCAACGTTAAACATTCAAAGTTTTTGATTATGGAACCGAATGACCTTAAAATGGCTATCATGCAACTTAAGACAAAGAATGGTCACATCATCCGCCAATACTATATTGACCTTGAAGAGCTCCTTAAGTTGTACGTTGAATATACGCTTTACTTCAACCATCGGGAGTCTCAAAGAAAAATAACTGGTCTGGAACAAAAAATCGATGAGATGACACAATACATGCGTTCTCTCGGTATTTCTCTTGAAAAAGTCAAAGATCAGAACGAAGAGCTACTTGATGAGACAAAGGGACTAAAGAAGCAAAACAAGTCAATTCAACGTAAATTGGGTATAGCGGTCGAGGATAGAGCACCTCTCCCCGAAGATGAAGACAAACAAGAGAGATTTGTCCTACTCAAGAGAAATGACGACGAACACTACCAATATTACACGATCAGAGCTCAACATGGTTATACTGAACGTAAGATCAAGACACAAAGACTTCTCTTCCCCCGACTTCAGATACTTCTCGATTTTACGGCTCACCCCAACTCTAAAACTCTCTACAACCGAATTAAGAAGGAATTGAAGGCTAAAAACGTTGTTTTCGATCATACTAATATCGACCTGGAAGGTGCTGAGATAGACGAGCAAGAATTGATAGATAAAATGAAGGTCATCAACGACCAAAAATATGACGTTTAAAATAATAACCCTTTTATACCTGAAAGGTATAAAAAGTACTTGTGTGCTCATCGAAAGCATAAAAAATTTATTTCTTTCGGTAAACCTCTTCAAGATACTCAATCATACCAAGAGTATCTTTCCTCAAACTATTGGTTGTATCCCCCATAAAATTTTCTTCAACAACAGTATCTATAACATTGGCAAAATTTGACGTTGTATTGCATCCAAACCGTTTAAAGGCTTCTTCCACCTCTTCTTTGGAAAAATACTTTGACTTTCCATTGCAATTGGATGGGTGCTTGCATTTTATTCATATCTTTATTATCTGTGTTATCTTCTTTGTAAGTCGACTGACTCGCACACATCCACACCGTACACATTTTACTCATATAATAAATGGCTAATAAGTGTGCTACATGGCATTCACAACCTCTTGTGAATCCACTCACAAACAGGAAGATAAAAAAAAATGGACCAAAGTATAAAGAGTTGGAGAACGAGTGTGGTCCATCACCTTCAAGAAGATCAAATACATCTAGAAGGTCTCCATCACCTTCAAGAAGATCAAATACATCTAGAAGGTCTCCATCACCTTCAAGAAGATCAAATACATCAAGAAGATCAACAAGTCCACAACGACCAAGAGAATTGTATTGTGGTAACAATGCTCGAGATGAAGGATTAAGAAATGGGTCTAAAGTATTAGGTACAAGGTACCAGTGTTTAAAAAAAGGCATTGGAAGAGGTCTAAATGAACCTATTTTCAGTTATAGCGATGAATACGAACCAATCGAACAAGTAAAAGTGTTTTGTGGTAATGGCACAATTCTACCACGAGACAAAGATAGATTTGGTACTCGAGACGAATGTCTTAGAAAAGGTTTCGGCGTAGGACAAAAACAAAAATATACTCGAGATGGTGGAATTCAGCGAGGACCTGTCGTCTCAGAAGATAGAGGTTGGTACAAGGTCTATTTACCATCTGCTTTAGGGCCAGTTGCTTTGGGTGGTGTTGGTAGACGATAAATTTTTTTTATTATAATGATTTGGCTTTTGAAAGCCTTGGTTGAAGTTGAGGCTAGGCGAAAGGCCGAGTTGAAAGCTCAACGGGTAAACAAGTTTATGCGAAGATCAAGCATAAAAGAAAGGAAACTTAAATGGATCTATATAGCCACTACTAGAAAGTATGCTAAAGAAAGAATTTTTAAACCAGGGTCAACTGATAGGATAAGTAAACGTATTTGTGGTTATGCTACTGGTCACCCTAAAAAAGACTCTTCTTTTACGTTTGGATCAAAAAATGTTACAACGCAAAGGACCTAGATAACCATATTCAGAAAATGTTACATCTGTTCAAGTATAAGGAGAAATCTAGCGATACCGGAAGACATGAACTTATTCACGGTATAAAGTTGTCAGATTTGGTTGCTATAGTCGATTTTATCTCCGACAACTATGATGCAAACGTAGACTATGTGAATAATTTCATCAAAACAAGATTGGATGAAAGTTTGGACGAAGAGGACCCTGAACCAGTTCCTCTCGATATTAAAAAATTGACCTATCATATTGGTGAGCACACAGAGACTATTTATCTTGAAGAAGAGGAAAGTGAGTCTGTCAGAGACGCTTTCGATGATATTCTTCTATCGTTGAAAGAGCAAAGAGAACGTAATGGCGAAACTGTCGTTCTTAGTCGTAAAGAGTTAATGAATCGACTATCATCGACGACTAACACAACCAAAAAAGACTTGTGGAGTCAAATCAAACAACTTAGTGGGTGGACCAGTTCGAAAGCTGAGATCGACGATGGTGACTTTAAGTATAAAATTATCTACTAATTTTTTTATACTCGTTTGAGTATAAAAAATATAATATAATCTAATGGACACCTCGACTTTTAGCCACCCCCATTTTATCTTGGGCCAGGTATAATTCATGGTCATTGAAAAGTTCATTTGAATCTATTTTAAAAACAATATTCACGGATAAAGTTGTCGGATTTGGTTGCTATAGTCGATTTTATCTCCGAGAATCGACTATCATCGACGACTAACACAACCAAAAAAGATTCGTGGAGTCAAATCAAATAACTTAGTGGTTGGACAGTTCGAAAGCTAAGATCGACGATGGTGGACTTTGAGTATAAAAAATATAATATAATCTAATGGACACCTCGACTTTTAAGAGTCACTCCATTAATCATTTTATCTTGGTTAATTTTGACCATTGTTCCGCCACTTGTTGCCCCAAAATTGGAAACACCACGATAAGGTCTGTTGTTTGTCAGCTTGACTGTTTGACCACCAAGTTCGTACACGTTTCGATTTGGCCTAAGATTCAAGTTTGAGGTTGTTTGAGCCTCGTAATTTGGAACATTTTTTGAAAGGTGAACATCAGTATTGAGATATTTTTGTTGACTAATTCTTTTCTGGTTAATATGATCCACGTTCGAGACCAATAGAGCATCGTCCAAAATTGGAATAATTCTATGATCGCCGGTGTCCTTTAATTTTCGAACATTTGAATTAACGTCAAAAGCAAGCGCACCAGAATTGACCATGAGACCAATATTCGAAGGTGGTGCTGCGGGACCTTCCTTTTTGAATGAACGTTTTGATTCAGCTGAAACTTTCATCGGGGCCTTGTGTATCTGCTTAAAATATTCAACTGTATCCGGTTCAATTCTTTTGGTTTGATCAACCCTACATCTTTTACTGATAACACTGGTACACTCTCTTGGCATACGTGATAGTGGCAACAAATCTTCTTGTCTCAAAATTGGTGGTCTGAAAGCTCCTTCATTCATAATTCTATATGGTAATTTTCCACCACCACCAGCGGTCATGATACCACTCATATTCGAACCAGAGCTGCCACCGTCGACACCCATCAAACCACTGCCGCTATTACCATGATTTGAGTATTGAACTGACACCATTGGATTGTTGCCGCGGGCATATATATTAATCATCTCATTGATCCGACTACCAGAGTCATCGTTCCAATCGAGTAGGTCGTTGTTTTCTCCAACCTTGATAATTCTGCGGGTATGGATGCCTGATGGTGGATCTTTGACTATATCAAAATTTCCATTCCAAACTTCAACCGAAGGTAAGGTCGCCTTACCATAACTTGTTAACGCTGAATATGATATCATTTATTTAGTGTGTAATTTTGACCAAATCAAAAATTGAATTTTTGAGTGGAAAATATACCACTTTATCTAAGTACGCGAAGGGGAATTCCTTCCTCAACATGGTTCCGAATCACCATTAAACACGTAAAATAATATAAACCAACCGAGTATAAGTAATGGTATACCTAAACCATCGACAATATTATTTTCTCAAAGAAGGCTTCTGAAATGGCTATAATTAACCTTGAAAGAAAGGGATTCAAAAAAATAATTCCTAAATATAAATTTTTAATGCTCTGCTAGAGCATTAAAAAGTGCAGAAAATTGAAATTTAAATAAGAAAAAAATATTAAAAATAAAAATGTATTCTTACCATTATTTTAATTTCATAAAAAATAACCCAGATAAGCCGTGGGATTGGGGGCGGTTATCTCTAAACCCCAATATTACTTTTGATGTTGTACTCAAAAACCCAGATAAGCCGTGGAATTGGAGATGGTTATCTCAAAACCCCAATATTACTTTTGATGTTGTACTCAAAAACCCAGATAAGCCGTGGAATTGGAGATGGAATTGGGGGGGGTTATCTCGAAACCCCAATATTACTTTTGATGTTGTACTCAAAAACCCAGATAAGCCGTGGAATTGGGAATGGTTATCTCGAAACCCCAATATTACTTT